CAGACAGCCAGGCCATTGCCAACAGCTACCGTGGGATCGAAAACCCGTTCGGCCATGTCTGGAAATTTTTAGACGGCATTAACATCGACAACACAGACGGCAGCTGCGCAGTCTACACCTGCGCCGCTCCGGATGATTTCGCAGACGATACGGCAGACGGCTATATTGATACCGGCCATGCTCCAGGATTTGGCGACGACGATGGCTACATCACCGACATCCTGGGCGCCGGCAAGCACTGCCCGCTGTATCCATCCGCTATTTCCGGGGGCAGCAGCGCAACGTTTCTCTGCGACTATCACTACAATAATCAGGGCGGCTGGCGTGTGCTGCTGGTCGGTGGGCCTCTCTCGGATAGCGGTACTGTGGGGCTCGTGTTTCTGTATGCGCATTACGGTTCCGGCGGTCGCTATTCGCATATCGGCTCGCGCGGCGCTGTTCAACTGGCAGAGTAAAGGAATGATATGAAAACCAAAATAGCACAAAACTATCTAATCCAAGAAGATCGCGGCGTCCTGCTTCGCACCGGCGGCCCCGGTACGATCATTGTCACATCAGACGATGAGCCGGAGCCCGTGGAGATAGATAGCTTTGAAGAGACTGCTCGCCACATCGGCAAGCTGCGACTCAAACCTATCGAGCAGCTACGGGTACGCTCGCAATCTGGCGAAGTGGGTAACATCGAGCAGCTACGGGTACGCTCGCAATCTGGCGAAGTGGATAACGAGGCTACGGAAGCGGCGATCCAGAGCCACTATACGGATCACTATGCTGTGCTTGAAGGGCTGGCAGTGGATTGGGCAGTAGGCATGAAGTGTAAGCGAGGTCAGGCAGAGCCGGTGCGGTATGATGGCAAGCTGTACAATGTGAATATCACGCACACAGTAGTTGACCCGAACCATACACCTGACATTGTGGAGAACCTATATACTGAAATCCCGGCCCCGGCAGGCAGCGGTTATCCGGTCTGGTATCAGCCTATAGGGTCAACAAATGCTTGGGCAGAAGGCTCAATCTGTGAATGGGAGGAAGGCACGGGCAAGCTCTGGATCAGCACGATCCCGGGCAACACGACTGAGCCGGGAACCCTGCTGCCGTGGGGGTATTGGGAACCTTATAACGATCATACGGGGTTATGATGATTCGATTCCCTTGGAATAAGCCCCCTGAAGGCAAAACTGTTTACTGGTTTGAGATTGAACATCTCTTAGCACCTTATGCTCATCAGGGCCTGCCACAGGCTTGCAGTGATTTATCATACCTGCTGCCCTACGATCCAGCAGCACTGATCAGGCGAAGCGGAGCGCACAAGCTGAATCCGATTCCGGAGAAGCGGGACTGCAATCATTTTGTTGATGCGCTGCGGGGTTGGCTGGCTAAGAAAGGCTGGGGCGTATTTTGCGCTCATGTAAGGTTATACGATCATGCAGTTGCGGGGTTTATCAGGGGTGGGCGGCTTGAGCTGTGGGACGTGCAGATGGTTTGCAGGATTGACGGGGAGATTTTGGGGGTGTGGGTATAATGATGGGCAAACGCCTAAAAAAAAGGCGGGATGAAATGATTGACTGGGTTGAAGGCCTGGTTACGGAAAAGACCCTAAATAAGAAAACAGGAGTTTTGGAACTCAAGGTTCAGGTTACATTCTCTGATGGAGGAATCCGCCGGGTTCGCCGGACTGAATCCTTCACCGATGAAGTAACCGGATAAAAACACAAAGCTATTAAATAAGCCATTCGGCTTCTTTTAAGGCCCCTGGATCAGCAGGACCAGGGCCACTTAGAGACCCGAATTTGACGGACACGGAGCTTTTGCGCTCCCCCGGCAGATTCGGGTTTTTTTTATTCAACTTTTTATATGCGGGGCACCCGGCACAATGGCCGATCCCGCAAAGGAGGCAACAATGCCAAGACCTGAAGACCTGGAAGGAAAGAAGTTTTACCCGGCAGGAGATCTGCCCCCGGAACCCGAAGACGAAGAAGTCATCGAGGATGAGGGACACGCAGACGATCCTGGAGACAACAGCCAGGCAGGCCAGGCCGATGACAAGGCCGGCGAGGAAGGAACCCCGAACTGGGAAGAGCGTTACAAACAGCTTGAAAAAAAGCTCGGGGAGCAGGGCAACGAACTGGGGACCATGCGGCAGCAGAACCAGGAACTCCAGCAAGCCCTGCAGCAGATGCAGCAGACGCAGACTCCCGAGGGGCAGGAGCAGGCACAGGATCTGCAAACACGGCTGCAGGATATCCGCAAACAGCTCGACGACGGGGATCTATCCCCGGATGAGGCCATGTTTGCGACTGCCAATGTCGTGGCCCAAATGTCGCGCATGGAAGCGGAACAGATTGCGGAGCAAAGGCTCCAGAAGTTTCAGCAGAACTCCCAGGCAGAGCAGATTTTAAACCAGTTCCACCGGGATAATCCGGATTTTGAGGAGTTGAGGCAAACCGGGACCCTGGAGGAGGTTAAAAAGCAGCTGCCGGGCCTGCATGACGATTTTTCCGCCTATTACGCCTACAAGGCCCAGGTGGCCGCAGACGAAGGCTATAAGCGCGGAAAAGAGGAAATGGAGAAACTGGCTTCAGGCGATGCGGCAGCCGGCAAGGTGCTTTCAAAGCCGGGCCAGACTATCAGACAAAAGAACCAGAAGCCGCTTACTTCGCCCAAGGATATTCAAAATTCCATGCTTGAGCGACTCAGGGCGGCAAGAGGCGGCTGACGGGCAATAAATAAGGAGTAACAGATAATGCCTCTTACTTTAACAGAACTTCAGGCGACTACCGACGATTATGTCGAGAAAACGCCCATTGACATTTATTTCACTGAAAACGTGCTGCTCTATATCCTTATGGGTAAGGGCATGATGGCGGAAAACCTTGTGGGGCCGGACTCGGGTGAAACCGTGGACGGTGGTAAGAAAATCAAGGTTATCCTGGAATACGATGAGTCGCATTCCGGGACCTATGGCAACACAACCAAGATTCCGCTTTCTAAAAAGGAAATTTACAACGCGGCCCTTTTCAGGTGGGCTGGTTATCATGCGGCAAATTCCATTGACCTGGACGACAAAGTCCAGAACAGCGGGGATGCGGCTATCGTGAAGCTGGTTTACGGCAAGCTGGAAAACATCAAGAAAACCCTTCGCAAAAAGATGGGCGAGGCTGTTTATGCGGCTGCTGCTGATGACAATGCCCTGCTCGGGCTGGGGGATCTGTTTAACACAGTCACCAGCCAGGAATACGGCAGTATTGCCGAGGACAACATGGCCGACTGGAAGGCCAATGTCATTACTGCCGAAACGGTCATGTCTTTTGCGGCCATGCAGCTTTTGCGGCGCACTGCCAAGGTGGGCCAGAACCGGCGCAACAAGCCGAATATCTATGTAACCACTGACGTGCTCAAGGATGCGTTCGAGGCCACGTTGCAGCAGCAGGCCCGGTATTCGGACCACAAGCTTGCCGAAGCAGGGTTTGACAACATCCTGTTTTCCGGTGTGCCTGTTACCGCAGATGACAACCAGGCCGAGAACACCATTGATGGTTTAAACACCCGGTTTCTTTCAATGAAGACCCATAAGGACTACCAGTTCACCAAACCGGTCTGGCAGTCTCCCATTGACCAGCCGGATGTGGCTGTTGCAAACCAGCGCTGGATTGGACAGCTGGTCTGCCGCAACCGCAAGGCCCATGTGCGGCATACCAACATGATTGTTTCGACTGGGTAAACCCAGCCCCTCTCCAGGGACTATTAGCCCTGGAGAGGGGATATCAGAATGATCGACTGGAAAATTTATAAACCTTTAAAGGAGATTTCATTATGACCACCCAGGATATTACCTTTGAAATTGGCCGGGTGAGCGTGGACGATGCGGACGGGATTCCGTTTGTTGTTCCTTACCGCTGCACGGTTCGAAAAGTGGATGGTGCTTTTGTCGGCGCTGGCACTGCCCTGGCTGAATTTACAGTCCAAAAAGACGCTGTCTTGATTGGAACCCTGGCGTTTCCCGACGCAACAGCGGCTAACACTCCGGCTGAAGCATATACTCCTGATCCTGACAACGGGGGCATGGTGTTGGAAAAGGGCGATGTGATTGTGTTTGCCACTGATGCGCTTACCACAACCGCATTTTTGACCGTTGAGCTTGATCCCTTTGCCAGAAAGGCGTAGTTGCGCCCAAAGCTTAAAATGCGGCCCAAGCGATGACCGGGCCGCATTTGCAAAACCATAGGAGCTGCAATGGCAACTCTTGAGCAGATTATAAAATCCATCCAGGACATTGTGCAAGATGATGTGGCTTACCCCGAGGCTGACATTGCAAGCAGGATCAATGAGAGCCTCCAGCGGATTGCCGCAGGCGTGTTTATGCAAGACCGGGGCAGGCTAAGCCCGCCATTGCCGGAGCTGTTTGTGATAGACACGGTTGAAACGGTTGCTGGCCAGCCGTGGGTGGCTTTGCCGGATGAATACCAGCGGGGTCTTGAGCGGGTGGAAGGCGAAAGCCTGTTTGGTATCCAGCCCCCCAGGGGCGGTGATTTTTACAGCTTCAATCTGTTTATGGACCGGGTGCCTAAAAGGGATCTGTCCGAGACCGGCGCTGTTTATATTGCGGCAGTCAGGGGAAAGCGGCTTTATTACCAGGGCATTCCTGAAAGCCCGGAAACCCTTACCCTGCATTTTTACCGTAAGCCTGCCACTTTGTCTTTGTCCGTGCCAAGTGATGAGCCCGAAGGCATTCCTGAACATCTACAAAGAAAGCTTTTAACTCATGATGTATGCGCTGAGATTTTCGGCGAGGGTATCGAGGATGGTGAAAACAGCGGCGGTTCCGGTGTGCAGTATCACCTTGCCAAGCGGAATGAGGCTTTGGAAGAGCTGATCAGGTTTATCCCGGGAGACACTACCCCGTATCATGTGCCGGAGGACGAGGATTATGCCGTCAGATATTAATATCCGGGCCTTTGTCGGAATGAACAATTTAAAGGCTGCCGGCCGGTTTTGGGCAGACGTTAAGTCGGGTGTGGTGGAACCCCGGATTGTGCTTAATGCCGATGCGGGTGTTTCCGGGGATTTGCAAAAGCGGCAGGGCAAGAGCCTGTTTATTGATCTGCCCGGAGCGCACAGCCTTTGGGCTGGCAGGACGTGCATGCTGTGCATGGCAGACGGGGTGCTTTACAGGATTTTTTCAAGGCAGGCTGTTGAGGTTGGCAGGCTGTCAGGTCCTGATGTGCCGGTAGCTTATGAGGAGGCTGAAGACAGGGTATATATAGCCAATCAGTATAATACCGGAATTTATAACCCGGTTTCTAACGATCTGGACCCATGGGGGATCAATGTTCCTGACGG